GAGCATCGGAGAATGCCTTAGCAGAAATGCCTGAACCACCGAACCAGTCCTCGCCGATCTGGTCGAATATCTGGAGCACCGCCGGTTCATGGACCGAGGCTCGGGGGCTGTAGGAAAGCCAGTTGGTCACTTTAGTCATTCGGTTTTCTTGGCTCTGGTTTTCCGCTTCTTGGGCTCGAGCACCGCAACCACCTCTTCGATGGGCTCGGCCGGGATCGGCTCGGGCATCTCTTCGGAAGGCGGCTGCTCGAGAGCGGCAGCGGCCGGCTCTGGGGCTATCGGCTGCTTTTGAGCGGTCGAGATCTGCGAGACATCGAGTCCGTACTTAACAGCCAGGTCTTGGATGTACCGGGCTTGTTGAGCCTTGGCCTCCAGGGCGGATCGCCAGTCGATGCCTCGGGCTCCGTAAATCTCGTCGTAGGTGGTAATGCCGGCACCAAGCTCGTTTAGCTGGGCGGCAGAGTTGCGGCCGACGTCGACGTTAGGGGCCCGGGGTGCCTGGATGGCGACCTCGTACCAGTCGTCGGGGCTGTCTCTGAGTGTCGGGTCGGTGCGGATGGCGTACTCCATGACGTATTCCCAGATACGTCGAGCGGCCGAGGCCATCACCTGATGGCGGCTGCGGAACCACACCGAAGACATATCGAGTGAGCCCCGGTAGACGGTGCCCTGCATCGACTCTGGGAATACCAGGACGTAAGGAATACCGACGCCGGCGCACACCTTCTCGGTGAGGCTGCGCCAGTATTCGCGCATATTGACGTTGGGACGGTCAGCGCTGAACTGCTCGAACTCGTCGCCAGTCTTCATAACCTTGACCGAGGCGCCGAAGATGTTCTCGTAGTAGTTCTGGGCGGTGCCCTGGGATCCAGCAACACCGGATCGGAGGCTGGTTGCCTGCACCTCACCGGAGCTGGTCTTGATCACCTGGGCCACGCTCGAGGCGAGCTTGCAGCTTTCCATCTCGAGCTTTTGCAAGTCGTCCAAGTCGTGCAGGTCGTTGATGACGCACGCAACAAAAGGCAGGCCGCGGAGCTGGCCGGCACGCTGGGCCTCGTAAATGTGGACCACCGAGTCGGAAGAAATGGACCGGATGTCGGTGAGCTGTCCCTGCTGCTGCTCCTGGCCGCAATAAAAGGAGATGGCCCGACCCGTCTTAGGATCGAACCGGACGCCATCGAACACATCGGGAAGGCCCTCCTGGCCAGCGGGAGTGGAGACCTGCTGCGGCTCGATTAGCTGCAGGCGGGGCCGGCCGGTCTCGCCCTTGGTCAGGAGGATAAAGGATTCCCCGTCGTAGAACCATCCACGGGCAGCCAGGCTCATCAGGGTGCCAAAAGATTGCCGGGATCCGATGTCAGGGTAGCGGCTCCAGGTGTCCCACCATTTCTTAGCTCGGAGATTCCAGTCGGGATTCGAGGAAGCCGGTTGGACTGAGAAGTTGCTGCCGACGGTGTAGTTCTCAAACAGGTCACCGAGGCGATTCATCACCGCGTTGTTCTGCTCGAAGAATCGGCTCTTTCGGACGATCTGCTGCCGGGTAGAGGCAGTCACATCGAACCGCACCGAGGTGTAGCTGGTGTCCAGGAAGGACCGGCGGATCGAGTTGGACGCGCCCTCGTAGCGGTCGACAGGTGCCGACCGGAACTTCTGAATGATGGTGTCGAGGAATCCCATCAACTCATGCCTCGATAGCTTGCCTCACGGCGGAAGTTTGAAAAGTCACCGCCGAAACTGGTGGCTGCAACCAGAACCACGGTCACCATCTTGGTGTAGATCTGGGCGTCGGTGGGCGTAAGGTTGCCGTCCTGCTCGAGGTAATCGACAGCCAGGTCGTAGTCATCGACCAGGCTTTCCCACATCTCGACCATCTCGGATGGTGTGGGGGCACCTTTGCCGGGCTCGGCAAACTCTACCGAGACATCGGAGGATGAGGTCGACCGGACCACCTGGCCGGACTCGATTACTGTGGCCGCGGCGATAGACTTAGCAGCCAGGGCAGCCAGGAGCGTCACACCGCCCAGTGTCGCATAGACACTGCGGAGATAGGCCCTCTTGATGGCTACGGTAAACGTGAACACCTCGGGCGGATCTTCACCGATCCCAGGGTGACTTCAATAGGTTAGCTGGCTATTGACTCGCTTGACGTGACCAGATCATTCCAAAGCATCACCATGGCGAGCTGCATGATTTCGCAGTCGTGAAGATGGTCCGGCCATTTCTGATTTCGCTTAACCCAGACGTGCTTGATGCGGCCGGCGCGGTTGGCTTGGGGTCGTAGGACGTGAGAGTCCAGGTGGCGCCAGTACAGGTCGGGCTCGGCAATGTAGGCACCTTCGGCCTGGACGCTGGGCGGATCCTGATGGACGCCCCATTCTCGGTCGATGTCGCCTTTTCGCAGGCGGCTCAACATATCTCGGAGGTGCTCGGTGTCGAACACCAGGAGGGGCTGCACCACGTCGGTCCTCATCGAGGATGATGTCGACAGGCCGAACGGATGCACCGCCCCGGTGGCTGCTGTGAACCGGGCGCCGGTCTCTCGGCCTTTGAGCGGCATCCAGCCGATCACCATGGGCTTGCGGAGGCCGCCCTCTGGAGGGTATCGGAGCCCACAAGGGAAGTTGATCGGGTTGGATGTCACCGAGGAATAGGAGGCACAGGCGTCGTAAACCGTCTGCGTGTTGAAGCCGCTGTCGATGCCGACATCCATGTCATGGACCTCGAGGGCCACCTGCACCCGTCGTAGGGCTGCGAAGTCATCGGCATGGCCGGCAGCAATCAGGGTAGAGTTGCCGTCTTTCCACTCTCGGCACACCCACCAGAGGAAGGGCGCCACGGCCTGGACGTCGGCGGTCAGGTAGCGCCGGCCGCCATCGACAGTCACGGTAGCCGCGGTCTCGGTGCGCTCCTGCTGCACGTCCTGCTGCTCCCAGGGCTCGGCCAGGTTGCCGTTAACGAAGCCTTGGAGGCCGGCCATCGATGCCTTGGCCTCGAGGAACGACACTGCCAGATATCCCCAGGTGCATTTGCGGTCGGGGCTATAGAGGCTGCTGAGGTGGTAGGACCGCACACCAGGCATGGCGTTTGGGTTCTCTGGGCGCCATTGGCCATGTCGAAGGGCTGCCACCTTGTGAGAGTCGGTGATTTTGCCCTGGCACAACTGGCAGACGTAGTGAGCCGAGGCTCGGATCTTGCCCAGGTCGTGCTTGCCGTCCTCGGCTTTGGCGTCGTCCCAGGTCACCTGCCGCCATTCGAGCTTGATGTACTCCCGGCAGTGTGGGCAAGGCAGGTAGTAGCGGCGCTGGTCACCGCGGAGGAAGCGCTGCCAGATCCGGCCTTCGACCACGGTGGGCGTTGAGGTCATAAAGGCCTTGGAGCTGCTGAAGCTCTTGAGTCTCTGCTCGGCCAGGTCGAGGGCGTCGGCCTCCCGGGCTGTGGCTTCGGCGAATTTGTCCACCTCGTCGGCGATTAGCACCCGAACCGGGCGGCTGGCTAGGTTGGCCGGGCTGTTGGATCCTACGAAAGTCAGGGTCGACCTGGTGAAGTTCTGCTCGAGGTTGGTGATCTTGTCGGCCTCGGCCGGGTAACACTCGAGCATGGCCGGGCTGTCCTCGAGCATGGGCAGCCAGCGTGACTTCGAGAATGACCTGGCCAAGGACTCGGTAGGCATCAGCCACAAGGCCGGGCTCGGCTCGTTGGCGATTAGCCAGGCCAGGCCGGCCATTAGGGTGGTCGTCTTGCTGGTCTGCGATCCCCAGCAGAGGGTCACCTCGTAGACCGTCGGGTCTTTCCAACATTCCATGGGCTCCCGGGTATACGGCCGTACCGAGGTCGAGAAGGGCCCTGGGTGCTCGGTCTGCCGTTGGGTCAGCCGGAGCGATGCCTCGGCCCAGTCGACCACGGTCTGCATCGGTGTCGGTCGGTAGAGGTTGCGGCGGTAGTCCAGGAGGGAACGCTGGAGGTCGGTTAGGATTTCCATGGGTCGGTGTTGTGTAGTGTCTTGAGCGCTACCTCCTGGACCCACCGGGTCAGCTCGCGCTCGGCGTGCTCGGGGTCATGCGGTGCTATCCGGCCGGAGAGTTGCTTAGGCATGGCCTTGATCAGCGAGGCCACGGCGCCGTCATGCTCCTGCATCACCCGGCGGACCCAGTCGCCGGAGACCAGGCGACGTTCCTTCTCGGCCTGGGTAATCACCTCGTCCCTGGCGCTCGTGAGGTTCTTGGCTGCCGCGGCATGGATGGCCACCAGCCGGCCGGCGTCTGCTCTACCACCGCGGAGGGCATCGACAGCCAGGTCATAGGCCGCACGCTCGATTTGCCGCTGCCTTTCGTAAGCGCCTTCTGGCGAGTCGGTGGCGGCTGTTGCGGTGTTGAGAGGGGTCTCGGCTTCAATGGGCCTGTAGGGGCCTTCCTGTTCGATTGTAGGGGCGTCTGGTATTGGTGGCGATTGTATGTGTTGAGTCGTCGACTTTGACCGGATGTTTTTCTTGCGCCAGGCATCGGCGACCTCGGGACTATGCATAGGCATTCCCTTGGCAGCCAGTTGTGTGACGTAGCCATGCGAAACACCGGCGTGCTTGGCGTATTCCCGCTGGGTCATGGCTTTAAGGCTCCCAGGATTTCAGGAGGCAGCATCGAGTCGGGCACGTCACCAGCGTACTGCAAAGCCCTGAAAACGCCGTCGCGCCGGCTGTCTTGCGAGTTGGGCACGCAATAGCCGACAATTTGTTCCGGTGTGGTGCCACGTTTCATTAGCCGGATAAACCATGCCACGTTTATCAGACCGTATTGATCCACAAGAAACTGAATGTGATTGTTTTGCATAGATATTGTGTTTTGTGCTTGATCACAGAAATTGATAGGGGTCTCGCGTTCACC